ACACATCCGACCTGGAACCGGGGGACTTCGACGACGGCGACTGGCCCCTCGACGAGAACGGTGCCGGCCCGTCCGACTCCGGCGACGACAGCAGCCTGAAAGCTGGCCCGGGTGAGATGTGGCTACTCCGCGGCTACAAGGCGGTCGGCCAGTTCAATGCGGCGGACCCGGACGTGTTCCTCGACCCGATCACGTTCAACGTGAAGGCGATGGCGCAGATCACGGAAACCCCGCTGCGCATGTTCGACCCGCAGTCCTCCAGCCAGCGCTCCGGTGTGTCTTTCCAGGAGGAGGACAGCCCGTTCATCAGCAAGATCGAGGACCGGCAGACCTCCTACGGCGCGGAGGCGCACGCCGCGTTTGTGTTCGCGCTGCGGCGTCTCGGCATTGAGGACCCGGTTGTCACGGTGGACTGGGTGCCAGCCCGGTCCGTGTCCACGGCCGAGGGCTGGCAGACCGTCAAAGCCAAGATCGAAGCCGGTGTCCCGCGTCGGCAGGCCCTCATGGAGGCCGGATACCGCGCCGAGCAGGTCGACAAGTGGCTTGCGGGCGTCGACGACGCCGAGCTCCAACGCCGCACCGAGATCTTCGCGTCGCTCGCGGACTCCGCACAGAAGTTCGGCGCGGCCGCGACCCTCGGCGTCATCAGCAACGACCAAGTCTCCGGGCTCCTCGCCGGGGCCCTGTCCGACCTTGAGGTTCTGGCCGGGGCGCAGGAGGAGGGCTGATGTACCGCAGTGAGCATCTGGCCCGCCTCGTCCAGGAGGACCACACGGGTGAGGTCATCAGCCTGGAGGACCGGATCGCCCGGGACGCGTTCGGCGAGACGGAGGGCGCGTTCGCGGCGTTGATCCGGCGGACGCTGACTGCGTGGACGCGGGCATTCGGCGGGCCCAACCAGCCGGCCGTATCGGGTGAGGTGCTGCGGCGGATCCTCGCGGCCGCCCGGTCCGCGGTGCGTCGCATCCTCGACGGTCTCGCACCCCGGGCTGCTGCTGCGCTGACGGATGCTCTCGGCGAGGCGCTGGCGCTCGGCGTGGAGCAGGGCATCGACTTTGTGCGGGCCGCGTCCGGCCGCCGCCACACGGTTCGCACGCCCCGGGCGAGCCGGACGCTCCGCGACGAGGCACACCGCATCACCGACTTGATCGCCCAACGCCGCGACCGCGCTCTGTTCCTCCTCCACCCCGACCGTGCCGGCCGTTGGTCGCAGCTACTGGCCGGGCTCGGCGCAGCACGAGCTGCACTGCCTGCGGTTCGCGCGCATGTGGCGTGGGTCGTCAACACCGCCGTGTCGCAGGGCCTGGACGAGGTTGCGCGGGCGGCCGCACCGCTTCGCCTGTGGGTGTCGGAGGCGGATGCGTGCGTGCGCTGCCTGGCCTACACGGGCCGCACCGCGCCGGTCGGTGTTCCGTTCCGGGGCGGCCTGTCGTGGGATCCCCGGCAGCGTGCCGTGCGCGCCCCGGCCGTGGACGGGCCGCCGCTCCACGCCCACTGCCGGTGCCGGACGGTGCCGTGGGATACCAGGTGGACGACGTCCGGGGTGCCGTTCCCGCTCGCGTTGCGGCGGGAGGCGCACCGGTCGATCGCCTACGGCCGCGCCCGCCCCTCCGAATCCAGGGCCGCCCGGCTGCGCGCAGTACGCGAACTCCTGCGTACCGAACCTGATCTGCTGCCCGCCGTCGACGCCCGCGCCAGAACCGCACTCCGCACCGGCCAGTTCACGACTGCCGCCTGACCCTACAGAGAGCCGAGCCATGCCCAAGTTCCGCAAGAAGCCAGTCGAGATCGAAGCCGTCCAGTTCACCGGCGGCAACAGCGTTCAAATCGCACAGTTCATCACCGATGGCGGCGGCACCTTCCGCGCCGACACGCATCCGACCAACGGCACACAGGACATCTTCTACATCCGCACCCTCGAAGGCGACATGCGCGCCACCGACGGCGACTGGATCATCAAGGGCGTCGCAGGCGAGTTCTACCCCTGCCGAGACGACATCTTCGCCGCGACCTACGAGCCCGTCGAGGCCTGAGGCCCCGCATAAACCCCGGCGCCCGTGACGGGCCGCCGCCAACCCCCGTGATGGGAGAACACCATGGGCATCCACCCCAACCACCCCGACGCGATCAGCCTGCCCCCCGGCATGATCCTCGGCTACCGCGCCGACGGCCGGCCGATCCACGCCATCGCAGGCGGCGCCGAGACCGACGACGAGCCCGACATCGAAGTCCCCGACGACGAGCCCGACGTCGAGCCGGACACGGACGACGGGCCCGAGCCCGACGAGGCCCCCAAGCCGAAGCCCCCGGCGAAGAAGGCCGAGGACAAGCCCGACGACTTCAAGCCCCCGTCGCAGGCCGAGTGGGCGCGCACCCAAGCAGCGCTGAAGAAGGCCAACGACGACGCCAAACGCCACCGGCTCCGCAACAAAGAGTTGGAGGACCAAGGCCGCGCCAACGAGTCCGACCACGAGAAGCAGCTGCGCGAGGCCCGCGAGGAAGGCGAGAAGCGCTACCGCGCCCCCCTCGTCCGCACCGCGGCCCGCTCGGCACTCGTCGAGGCCGGCGCGCTCGCGTTCCTCCAGGAGGAGAAGGAGCCGGAGTCGCAGGCGGCGCGGGAGAAGGGGGAGTCGCGGCTGACCCGGCTGCTGAAGCTCGTCGACATGGACGGCCTGGACATCGACGAGGACGGCGCCGTGTCCGGGCTGGAGGCTGCGGTGGACGATCTGCGCCGCGACTACCCGGAGCTGTTCGCCGCCCCGGCGCGGAAGGCGAAGGTGCGTCCGACGGGCGCACCGCGGCCGGCTGCTGCGGAGAAGCCGAAGTCGACGGCGGAGCAGCATGCCGCGCGGATCCTCGGCAGGGCTTGACGACCACAGGTATATTCATCACCAGGTGAATTGCTTCGGTGATCGAAGTGAACCGCCGCCCTTGTCTGCGAAGGCGCCCGTGATGGGGCCCGAGCCCGCCAGCTTCCCCATCACGCGCCCGCAGGAGGGCCAGCATGACGCGCAACACGCTCGAAGCGTGGATCCCGGAAGAGTACGAGTCCTCCCGGGTCATCCAGGCCATCAACCAGATGTCTGCGGTCGAGGCGCTCGCCTCCCGCATCCCGATGGGCTCCGACACCAAGCACGTCCCCCGTACCGCGGGCATGGGCGTGGACGTCGTCGCCAAGGGCGGGGCCTACGGCGAGGACACCAGCCTCAACGATGAGGTTTTGCTGACCGCGAGGAAGTTCGGCAAGGCCGCGCGTATCGCGGAAGAGGACATCGACGACTCGGTGGCGAACGTCATCGACGCGAAGATGGTCGGCTGGGGCCGCTCCTACGCCAAGATGATCGACAACGCGTCGCTCGCCGTCAGCGCCGCGGAGAACGGGACCACGATCCCCTTCACATCGTTGTACCAGCTCCTCAACACGACGGACGCCACCCTCTCCTACACCGGCGGCACGAACATCACCACCGCTGCCTCGGCGAACGCCCCGACCTACGGCGAGTTCTCCACCGCGATCGGCAACGTGGAGTCCGGCGACTACTTCGACCCCGGCGCCATGGTGGCCATCGCTAGCCCTGCGTTCCGCAAGAGCCTGCGCGGTGTCCTGGACACCCAGAACCGGCCCATCTTCATGGAGGGCCTGGCCGGAACCCCGGACACCATCTTTGGCGTCCCGGTCCGCTGGTCCCTCGGCGCGAAGATCTCCGCGACGGCCACGCCGACGCCGACCGGCCGTCCGATCATGGCGTTCGTCAACCCGGAGCTTCTGCTCCTCGGTGTCCGGTCCGGCCCCGAGAGCGTGTTCATCGACGGACGCGACGGCCTCAGCGCCCTGACCGACGAGTCGATCCTCAAGATGCGCGCCCGCCGCGGCTTCGCCTACGGCCACCCGGGCGGCGCGGCCATCCTCGTCGGCTGACCCACCCCCCAAACCCCGCACCGCCCGAAGGCTCCGGGCGGTACGGGCGCAGGCAGGGAGGTGAGCCATGGCAGCGCGAAAGACCACCAGCAGCAAGACCACGGCCGAGACCACCGAGGACAAGCCGACCGCGCAGGAACTGGAGCAGAAGCAGTTCCCCGCAAAGGCCGGCGCACCCGACGTCGAGGTCGACAAGCGGTCCCCGGACGGCGCCGAAGGCACCCGTCACGTGAAGGAGTTCGTCGTTCTCGGCGATGCCTGGACGGGCGAGGAGTACCAGCACGAGGCGAACAAGGCCGCAGTCCACAACGAGGCGATCCAGCGCGGCCTCCACCCGCGCGGCGAAGCCTCCTACGACGGGGCCGAGGACCACCCCGACGGCGTGTCCATCGTCCTCACGTACTCGGTGGAGACTGTGCCGTCCTCGATCGACAACCAGCCCGAGGACACCACCACCCCGCGCGACGTCATCGAAGCCGACGGCAGCGACACCAGCAGCAGCAAGGCCGAGGGCTAGCCATGGTCGACGCCTGGGCAACCGCGCAGCAGGTCCTCAGCGCCACCGGCGTGACGGTGACGGAACCGCAGCTTGCCCAGGCGCAGGACGACATCGAGATCTTCACCAGCCGGATCTATGCCGACACGGATCGGATCCGGCAGCGGGATCTCTACTGGCTGGGCCGGGCCGTCGCCCGTCAGGCAGCGTGGATCGCGGGCCAGTTCGGGCTGGAGACGCGGCTGGATGCCACGCAGATCCAGCAAGACCAGGTCTCCTCCACGCTGACGGGCGACGGCCTGGTCCTCGCACCCATGGCCGCCCGCGCGCTGCGCCGGGTGTCGTGGATGCGGTCGCGGACCGTTCACATCCGGTCTGCGGTCGAGGGCGCGGGTCCGCTGCTTGGGAATCCGCTGTCCGACGCGAGTGACGACTTGATGCCGTGGACCCCCTACCGGGGTGGTGCGTGATGCAGGCCATCGCCACCACCCGGGTGGAGATCCTCCGCGGCACCACCACCGACACCTACGGCGACGAGCAGGACACCGACACCGCCATCGCCTCAGACATCCCCGCTGCACTGACCGAGCAGTCCCGCCGGGTCACCACCCGCGACGATCCCACACCGCGGATCGTCCGCTACGCCGTCGCCCGCGTCCCTGCCGGAACGGACGTGACGGACCAGGACCGGCTGCGTGACCAGCGCACCGGCGCGATCTACATCGTCGAGGCCACCTCGTCGATGGCCAACCCCGCAGCAACGCCGGACATCCGGCTCGACCTGCGACGCACCACCTAACAGCACAGGGCCATTACAGCTTGGGGAGACCGGGCGGCCCGCACGAGACCACTCTCTGGAGAGGAGGGCGGCCATGGCGCGATCCGGAGTACGGATCGACCCCGCAGGACGCGCGCACGTCGACGCGGCGATCAACGACTGGTTGGGCGATGTCATCGGCCCGGCCATCCTCGGTGACGCCCGCGACTACGTCCACAAGCGCTCAGGCCGCCTCCACGACTCTCTGCGCGCCGAATGCCACGACAAGGTGCTGCGAGTCGGGTCTCTCGACTGCAACTACGCCACCGACGTCGAGTTGGGCACCAGCCCGCACGTCATCCTGCCGCGGAACAAGAAGGCCTTGTACTGGCCCGGTGCCGACCACCCCGTCGCCAAGGTCAACCACCCCGGCACTCCGCCCATGCCGTACCTGCGGCCCGCCCTCTACCAGCGGAGGACGGCATGACGACGCCCGTGCTGCGCGCCACCCCCGAACTGGTCACGACGGCC